ACGCTGTTACGTGAGCGTCTTCTTGCTTTACTTCCTTGAAAGCCTGTAGTGCGTCAATGTCTTTCTGATCTTGACGGGCACGATTCTCCATTGCCTGTTGTAATTTGAATTGATCTGCTGCGTCTTTCAATACAGCGTTTGGTACGCCTGCTTCTCTACCTGCCCGTAAAGCAGCGGCCATTTCCGACCTTGCTTTCTTATCACGCAGATACTGAGCGTAGATTTCATCATTCTTGGCTTTCTGCTTATCCAGTATCGCTGTTATCTGTGCTTCTGCTTTAGCACGAGTGTCTGCTGCCTGTTTGGCTTCGTTAGTTGCTTGCTCTTGCCCAGCCTGTACTTCCTGATCAATAGCGATTTCGTTGTTCTTACGAGTCATGTAATCGTCTACCGCTTGCTGCTGTATACGCTTACCTTCTTCGTAGGCTTTGTTGTCAAGTTGCCGTGCTCTTTCACGCTTTGCGTCTGCTTCTGCACCATAACGTGCCAGTATCGCAACACGCATTGCTGATGATCTTTCAGCAATTTCTCTCTCTGCTGCGGCAGTGGCTTCTGCATTCGCTATGGCGGCTTGCTGCTCTTTACGCAGACCAGCCATGATCATTTCTTCACGATTTCTGGACGCAATGACTTCATCCATCTGTGCCCGAATATGAGCCGCACCTACGTCCGGTGCTTGGCCGGGGTAAAATGGATTGGCTGTAGCTTTTCTGAAATCAACAACACGAGACTCTAAGACTTTCATTCCGTGCATCACGGAAGAGTAGTCCAGAGACACCTTCATTGCGATATCGGTAAGGCTCATGCCTGAACTCATTTTCTTGTTCCTATCATCTTCATCATAGCCATAAACCCGCTTCTGATTGCAGAAACGGGTTTAGCGACGACTTGTGCGGCTTTGTAAGCGTAACCGGAATGCAGGGTCCACTCTTTTACATCGACGGGTTTGACCTTCGACTTCGGAGCACGGAACTTTAGATCGTTGGCTGCAGTTATCGCCAGTAGGTCATCTGTCATTCCCCACTTAAACGACTTCCAGAAATGCCAGTGCTCGTTGAATTCACTCAGAGGCATGGCATTGATTTCAGCAAGAGACTTGCCCCAACGACTGCAAAGGAACAGTACGAACCATTGCCTGTCGTTGGGTGTAATCAGTTTTTTGCTGTTGCCGTTTCGGTCCACACTTCACGAACAAGATTCAGCAAAGTCTCTGACTGAGAATGGCTGACGGTTTCCATAAAGTGCTCGATGACTCGGTTAAGGTAGGCACCTTCCAGAGCATCGATGATCTGACGAATGCTGTCGTCTTCCATGACCTTTACCGGCCACTGCTCAGGACTCTGCTCATTGAGAGAGTTGACCAGTTGACCGATGAAAGGCTTTCCATTGTCATATAAGCACACCAGTGCTCTGAGAGCGTTGAAGTGCAGGAATGATACTTTATCGGCGTCGTTATCGATCTTCGGTAGACTCTTAACGCAACCGTAGAAAGTAGTCACAACCGCCATTGACGGTTCAACAATTTCTGAGGAAGAAGAGAATGGAACGGTGACCCGGCGAAGTGGAGAGAAAAGCATGGGGGTGTCTTTCAACAGAAGTTACAGGGGGACGATAAAAACTACGGCGTAACAGGTTGTGTGAAGCTGATGCTGTTCAGCTTCCAAACGAGTTCAACAGTGGATCGGCTGTTCTGGTCATCAGACAACACTGTACCAGATGGGGTGCAGGAATTGCAGTATCCGTTGGCAGTAATGATCGGGCCTGTAGTTTCACCGGGATTGGCCGGGAACTCGATGATCAGGTTGCCAGATCGACCGTCAAAGAATGCAGACATTTCCCGGCCACCGTAGTTGGTGTCAGGGTCCCAGTCCACAGTCAGCGTCAGAGTGCCAAGGTCAACCATCTTACCGCCTTGGTAGATGCGAATCAAGTTGCCGTAGGCATCCAGTGCCGTGTTGCTGCAGGTGATCTCAACATCGCCACGAGTGAATCCAGACCAGTTGGGTCCGTCCACAAGGCACATATACACATCACTCGATGCGTCTACAGGATCGGGTGCAGCACCGCTTCCGGTTGGTGAAGTGGTTTGCTCGAAGAACTTAACACGGATGCGGCTGGTATCACGAATTGCCATTTTCAATTCCTCTCTTACAGTGTTGCTTTACCAGTAAACGAAAGAAGGATCACGGTCACGTCAGGGTTGGACTGTGCAGTCTTGGCTTCCATCGCTTCCGCAGAAGACACAAAACGCACGTAGTTAATGAAGACACCTGTACCAGGAACGCTGTAGGAGGTGAGTTGCGTTCTGCGGTTATTTACAACTGGCTGCAAGATGTCAAGCACCGCATCGCACAGTGCTTTACGCTGAGTATTTTCATGTGCCACACAGGCTATGTCAAGGTCGAAGGATGTAGTTTCCCCCTTACCAGGGTCGGATAAACCCTCGGAGTTGTGCATAGGGGATTGTTCGCTAAGGTCCCAATAGATATAGCCGTTGGGATGCTTAGCGAGATCCAACGAAGGCAGGAAACCAGCTTTGGCGACAGTAATCGGTTTCGACGATACCGTAATGCTACCAAGCAGTTTCTGAATACCGTTGTCGAGGTTGAATGGACTCATTTTGTAGCCTGCTTGATACCCTCTGCAATTTTCTGGTGGAAAATGAACAGGGCGGTTGCTCGATGCCTTGTAACGACTTTCAACAGCAGGTCATTACCAGACCAGTTGTGCTTTCGCTTTCCTGCCCATTTGCCTCTGCTGTCAACACCACGAGCACCCCGCAGGAAGATGTGCCAGTACTTGCTTGGACGTTTGTAACGATTCTTGTTACTCATTGAATCAGGACGGACACCAAACTTTCGTTTAGAGTACGTCATCACTTCCCTTGGTTGGGCACTCTTCGAGCGATAGTAAGTAATTGTGCCGTGTTTGCCAAGTCCTCGAACCTTGCCAGTGTAGATCTGCTGGTACCTACCGTTGCTACTGTCCATTGGTCTGACATTGGTGTTCAGATACTCAATGTGGTTTTTGTCGACACCTACGACACCGTAAAACCGATGACGGACACGTTTGCTTGACGCCAGTTTAGATCGCACAGCACGAAGTGTAGCACCTGTTGATTGTGGGTCGATACTGACGATCTCACCGTTCTGTTCTGACTGTAATCGAGCGTGCTGAGCGTTAGCAAGCAACTCTGCCTTCAGATTGGTTTCGATAGGCTTCAGTGCAGCACGAACAGCAGAACGAGCAATCTTCTTCTGCATGTCATCGGCCAACCGATGAAAGTCTTTGCGGAATGATTGGTCTATCTGAAATTTGATTCTGATGTTTGGAATCGCCATTAGATCATCGTCGGTATGAGTTTCTGAGCAATGGGCTGTGCCACGTTATCGACAAGTCTGATGTGAATCTTCTTCCGGTCGCCAAAAGGATCGGTTGCCTGACCGTGTACTGCATAGACCTTTTGTCCGGCAATCCACACACAGTACATTCCTTCTGTGATTTTACTGGCCAGTGAGCACCATTGTCCGATTGCTGTGAACTGCTGCTGGGTCTGTACGATACCTTGTGCAGCAATCTCAATGGGACTGCGTGGCACTTCCAATGAGAATGGACCACGGTAGTGTTGAATGAATGTCTGTTCCAGTTCTCCGGCTTCGTTGGTCTTGGTGCCGGGTATCCAGAACTCAAGATTGTGCCGTAGATTGGGACGTGATCGGCGGTTGTATTTGTTCATCCTCGGCTTACCTTTGACCAGTCTTCAGCAACGTACCTGATAGCCCGCATGTCGTTCAGCAGGTTGTGGTCTCGAAGTGTGCAGTAACCTTGTGGGAGTTCAGATACAGGACCATCGCTGACGGCATCGCGAAATTCGAATAGGTGATATGCCAGAATCTTGATGGCCTGAACTGTGCTCCGAGGTATTTCTGAGAAGGAAGAGTAGCCAGTTTGGTACGTAATTGTGATTGGGTATGGCTGTTCGTCATCGATCTCAGGGAACAGGGCGGTCCAGTCACGGCACCACAACTTACTTGGTTCGTGAGTGTAAATCGAATAGTTGCTGGAAGAGATGCTGGCTGTGGTACCGTCAGACTTCTTGTACGTGAATGAAGACAGACTGGTGACTCTACCGAACGGGAGCACTAACAGTCTGTCAGCGTTCAGGAATGCTTCGTATGGAAGTGATAGGCTGGCTGTCTTGCGAAGCAGGAATCTCCACTGCTCTTTCTCGCAGATCGTCATGCAGGTGTTGATCAATCCGACAATGTCGACAGGCAGATCAGTGTCGGGTGTCTCAGGATCGAATCCGATGTTTCGTTTAACATCGTTGATGAACGCTTGAGTAATCAAAGTAGAGGGTGCGGCTTCCGTAGACAGATCGACGTACAATGGCATGGCAGCACCTCGTGAACAAAATGAAAAACCGCACAGAGTCACCCCCAATTCAACTCTGTGCGGCGGTACCCTTCAAGGGGCACTTACGGAAGGTACGTTCCCAGACCTGTTGCTGATCAGGTCAGGGTGCCGGTACCAGTCGGGGTGAGATCGTCTCGGCGATGCATTGGGAGAACCATTGCAGCGGCCTTGATCGTGTTGGTGTTGGTACCGTTGACTCGATACACAACAGACTTGAAGGTCAATCCGGGTGTAGTCTGTGCTGCCAGATTTTCGGCGTAGCTGACTTCTTCGGAATCCAGTTCCAAAGCACACTGAGTCGTACCGCTGGTGAACACACACTGCTTGATCAGTGTGAAACCAGAGGTGCCGTTTGCTACCGTAGAACCATAGGCTGCAATCGTCAGGTTGCCCGTCAGAGCAGCACCTGCAACAACAAAGACAGCCTTGTCCATGATCTCGGTAATGACGTGAGCATTCGCCAGAGATCCAGTGAGTGTAATCGTCCCGAGAGGAACGATCATGTACTTGCTCGTAAGGTGAGTAAACTTCTGCGTTGCCATTGAAAACATCCTTTCAGGATGATGAATATGGAAGTAATGAAATGGGGTGGCTGGCTTGTGGCTTCAGCCACCCCATCTCCGAAAGGGCTTCAGTTGTTACGGTGCAGTTGTCTTGCTGAGTACCACGAACGGGGACAGAGTCAGACCACCGTTCTTCGGCTGGAACGTCGACTTCCACCATGGGCGGGCATCGTCGAAGCTGGAGAACAGGAAGACTTCTTCTCGTTCGAGGAATCGTACATGGATGCTGCGAGTGAGGTTACCAGTACCACGTTCACCGAACAGCACCTGTGTTGGGTTGACGCAAGCCAAAAACCCATCGTTCCATTCGCTGATTATGTTACCATCACCGCTGGCGATGCCGGGCATGTATTCAGTCCAGATGATTGGACGACCAAGCAGCGTATCGGGAAGTTCCGGACCAGTCGACGGGTAGAACAGCTTGGTGATACCAGCGTTGTTCGGGGATTCGATAACCAGAGTGAAGATCGTGTCGTACAGGTCGAGCGGTGCCAACCATACGGCGTTCTCGTAACCCCATACACGCTTACGCATCTTCAAGACGTTCAGACCGCTTACGATTCGAGCAGCGTCTTGACCGTTCTCACGAAGCACAGTAAGCAAAGCAGCGTTGTTGCTGTTGAGCATACCCAGAGGTCGACCAACACCGTTACCGTTCAGGAATTCATCCATGCGGAATGAACGGGCTTCCTGTCGCAGACCCTGATCAATCAGAGAAGCAATCGAGATCGGGCTATCAGCCATCAACTGATTGGTGACAGCAGCAGCACCGTTGATCTCGTGTGCTTTCAGACTGACCAGTTCCATTGCGGACTTGCTGAAAGCCGGAATGCTGGTTTCCTTACCACGGTAAACCTGGAAGCCACCAGTCACGCTGGTACGGTGGTCTTTGTCAACTCGGCAAGGAATGTCGACCGTTGGGGCAGTCATCGTGATGCGGGTCATCAGACCGCTGATTCGATCAGCTTC